AATGATGAGTTTGAGAAAGCTATGGATCAAGTACAGCTATTGTACAAAGCATTCCCCAAAGTTACAGTAATGACAGGTAATCATGATGATCTTCCAAAGAGAAAGATAACAACACTTACTTTACCTAGTCAATGTATTAAGGAATATTCTACCCTCTGGAATACTCCTAAATGGAATTGGATGCCACGGTACAGCAGGTACAATCTTGATAATGTAATATACAGTCATGGAGATAGTGGTAAAGGTGGACGGTGGGCAGCACTTAGTAATGCAACCGACAACTTTTCCTCTTGGGTTCAAGGACATTTACATTCTGTAGCAGGAGTAAATTATTATGCCAATGTACACAAAAGGATCTTTGGTCTTTCTACTGGCTGTGGTGTTGACCATGATGCCCTTAGCATGTATTACGGTAAAAGATTTAATTCCAAACCCATCGTAGGATGTGGTATTGTATTAGATGGCGAACATGCTTTCTTTGAACCGATGCCCTTTGAGCAATACGAATAATTGTGCAAAGGGTAGTAACCCTAAACAAGTAAGAAAGGAGGGAGTCAATGTCCGATACAATGAAACTAAAGAATGAGTATCGAGATGAAATGGAAGCTAAGATCAAAGCTGATGCTGAAGCACAGGCAGAAAAGCCAGCAGTTGAAGTTGAGAACGTAGTTCGATATCTTAATGATGTAGCCGGTGCTATGTCACACATTCAATCAGGGATTCAACAGACTATTAGTCGTTTGAATCACCAAGCATTTAATCACACTAGTGAAATTAATAAAGAAAACAATGAAGGAGAAAAAAATGATGACTAAAATGTCACCTATTTATACTAACACACTTGATGTACAGTGGTCACACTTACACAAACCAGATGATAAGTTTGGAAGTCCGGGCAATCACAACATTACTGTGGTTGTTAATGAAGATCTTAAAACAACACTTGATAAAACTTTAAAAGATTCAGGTGCTAAGAAGATTAATGGTATGCGAGAAGCTGATGGTGTAACAACTATTAAAGTAAAGTCTACTATTTATACTAAGGATGGAACAAACACGTTCCCTTGTAAGGATGCATCAACAAATGATACTGATGCTGTTCCTTTTGGTGGAGACAAAGTTCGTCTTCGTCTATCCCCGATGGTAATATCAAGGGACAACTCACTAAGCTTTTTCTTAAATGGTTGCCAGATCATTGAGAAGAACGAGAAAGCTAACTCTGGTGGGTTCACCGCTACTGATGGCTTCGATGGTTCCGATTACAAAGCACCTGTAGTGGAACAGCAAGAAGTTCCTGAAGTAACGGATGACAATATCCCATTCTAAAAGAAGTGGAATACACCTTTCCAATAAGCCCAGTTGCTGCAAGTAGACCCCGAATATCTAAGTTCGGGGCTTACTTTACTGGTCCTTATAAAAAGTTTAGAGAGGAAGGGTCAAAGGTAGTCTACGAAGTGTTAGGTGCTGACTTTGATTTAATTGATCAGCCCATTGCTGTTGACTTAGAATGTTATGTACGACAACCTAAATCAACAAAACTAGAATGTCCAAAGGGCGACATAGATAATTTTATCAAAGCAATTTTTGATCTACTCAATGATAAATTATGGGTAGATGATAATATAGTTCGCTCTGTTCACGCTGTTAAAGAGTGGGCTCCGAAGGGAGAAGAAGGTTACTTCACTTTAGGCATACGCCCTATATAGCGTAGTGCTTCGGTAGCTCAGTGGATAGAGCAACGGACTTCTAATCCGTAGGTCGCAGGTTCAAGTCCTGCCCGAAGTGTTCATGGGGGAAACATGATTACGATTAAAGGTGGATACAAACACCAAAGAAAAATTGTAGCGGATGTAATTGATTGGTTTAAATATCGAATGAAACTTACTTATCTTTTAAGTATAACTATTCGTATTAAACCTATGAATGATTGTTATGGTACTTGTGAAAAAGTTAATGAATATAATTATTATATTGAATTACATGGTGATCAAACCATAAGAAATTTTGTTATGACATTAGTGCATGAACTTATTCATGTTAAACAATATGAAACTAATCAATGGACTGGAGATGGTGAAGACGAAGCTTGGGGATTGCAAGCTGAGTTAACCGATGATCTTTGGAAGGAGAATATTATATAATGGGTAATATAAGATCTAATGCAAATGGATGGAGCAGAGAAAAAAGAGTTAAAGACATAATGAAAAGAAGAGAGAAAGTAGGAGGAGTTAAACAATGGAAAAAAGAAAATGGACAAGTAAAGAACGACATGTTTATGACTCCTTCAAAACAAAAAAATAAAAAAGCATGGATGCCTCATATAGAAAAAGGAGCACCAGCAGAAAATGGAAAAGGTGACGGAAGAAGAAGACAATATGTAACCGATGAAGAGTATAGAGACAGACATGATTTAGCGTTTGGAAAGATAACTGAAAAGGAGTTTAAAAGGCGTGAGAATGCAAGAAGAAAGTCAAGCAATTCATAGGGAGCCTTGTCCCTCATGTAGACAACAAGGCAATGATAGTTCCGGAGATAATCTAGTAAGATACTCCGATGGTCATGGGTATTGTTTTGCCTGTGAGTATTTTCAAAAAGGAGATAATGTGCAATACGAAACTAAGGTTCCGTCTAGTATAAATTTTTCACCAATCAATGGTGAGTGTATATCAAAACCAAATAGACTTATTGATGAAAAAACTACAAAGCTTTACAATTATCAAACTGCTAAAATTAATGGGCAGTTCTGTGACATTGCTAACTACTATCGAGATGGTAAACTTATTGCTCAGCATATTAGAACTCCAGATAAAAAGTTTGTATGGCGTGGCGATACAAGCAATCTTCCCTTGTGGGGACAAAATCTTTGGTCAGGTGCTGGTAAGAAAAACAAAAGGATTATTATTACCGAGGGTGAAATTGATTGTATGTCTGTTAATATGCTATTGCAATCCAAATGGCCCGTGGTTAGTCTTCCAAATGGTGCAGCATCTGCCATTAAATCAGTTAAACAAAATTTAGAATTTATAACAAGCTATGAAGAAATTGTACTATGCTTTGATCAAGATGAAGCAGGTCGTGCAGCAATGGCTAGAGTTGCAGAGGTACTGCCTCCGGGTAAATGTTATATTACATCTTTACCTTATAAGGATGCGAATGAATGCCTAATGAATAAAGCTGGCAAGGATGTCATCAATTCTGTTTGGCAAGCACAAGTATATGCACCTGATGAAATTCTACATGTTAAAGATATTAAAAGTAAATCCGAGGGAGTGGAGCAAAAAGTATATGGATTCCCATTTGATACGCTTACTGAGTTCCTTGTCGGTCAACGATCAGGTGAGATTACTCTATGGTGTTCAGGCACAGGATCTGGTAAGACAACAATACTCAAAGAGTTGGTTATGCACCATCTGGATGAGGGTCGTAGCGTTGGTGCAATTATGTTGGAAGAAGCACCGCAAGAAACACTAGATGATATGATATCTATTATGATAAACAAACCTGTTAGAGCATTGAAGGCTGCTAAAACTATGAATGATCTACGAATCAAACTAGGAAAAGAGCCTATTGATATGCAGATAGTTGACGAGTTTACAGAAGAGATGTATAATGATGCAAAAGAAAAACTTAATGATACTAAGTTATATATCTATGATCACCTTGGTCATAGTGGATTAAGTAATCTCTTTGCAAGAATGGAATACATGGCTGTTTCTCTAGGTGTTGAAGTAATTATATTAGACCATATTACTGCTGCTGCGGTAGGACTTGCAACTTCAGATGATAACTATGACTCTGAAAGAATGGTCATTGATAACTTAATGAAAGAGATGAGAAGTCTTGTCTCAAGAACAGGAGTAAGAATAGATGTGGTTTCACAACTTAAGAAAACAACTAAAGCATACGAAGAAGGCGACCGGATTACTCTTCAAGACCTGCGTGGTTCTGGTAGTCTTGCTTCCGTTCCTAATGTCGTTGTTGCTCTTGAACGTGATCGACAAAATTCTGACGAAAGGATCGCAAATACTACAACGGTTAGGGTTCTAAAGAATAGACTAACTGGTAGAGCTGGCGTTGCTTCGGCATTGTATTACAACAGAGCTACAGGTAGATTGCAAGAAATAAATTTTGCTCTAGATGACACAGGTCAATTGTTACTGGAGCCTTCAAATGAGTAGTCCTCAAAATCAGGACGAAGGAGTAAAGTATGAAACTAGTATTCGACATAGAAGCGAATGGATTAAACGAACTTATATTAGATAGGAAAGGAAATGCTACACCAGCCGGTACAAAAGTATGGTGCTTAGTTGCCAAAGACATTGAAACAGAAAAAGTATACACGTTTACAGAAGATAACATCGAGTTGGGCGTTCAACTTCTGCGTAAATCTGATCTTATTATTGGGCATAATATTATTCTTTATGATATACCTATGTTGGAGAGGACTTACGGCAAAATTGACACTCCTACTTTTGATACTTTGGTTGTTAGCAAAATGATGTATCCAGAGAAGTCAAGTCACCCATTGGGTGGCAACTCTCTGGAATGCTGGGGTAGACACATTGGTGTAGAAAAAACAAACTACACTGGTGGGTTTGATTATTTCTCTCAAGAAATGTTAGACTATTGCATTCAAGATGTGCATGTAAATGCTGAGATATACAATAGGCAAAAAGAATTTGCTAATAAGTATAGTAAATCTGTATGGCTTGAACATGAAGTAACTACTATCATAGCTAAACAAATATCAAATGGTATTGGTTTTGCTTTAGATAAAGCAGAAGCTTTGCATATTGATTTACTATTAGAAAAATGTTCTATTGAAGATAGTCTTCGTGAAGTCTTTCCAACTAAAGTAGAAGAAAGACATTCAGAAAAGACTGGTAAAAGATTAAAGGATAGAATTACTGTATTTAATCCGGGCTCTCGAAAACAAATAGCAGAGCGTCTTCAAGAAAAATATAATTGGGTTCCTCCACAAACAGATAAAGGTAATCCAAAAGTAGATGAAGAAGTATTGAAAAGATTAAAGTTTCCTGAAGTTAAAATGTTAATAGATTATTTTAATATTACAAAACTTATGGGACAAGTATCTGATTGGATAAAGCGAGCAGAGAATAGTAGAGATGGTAGAATACATGGCTCTATTAATCCTCAAGGTACAGTAACAGGTCGGATGACCGCAAGCCAGCCTAATCTTCAACAAGTTAGTGGGGATAAACGTGCAAGAAGTTTATTTATTCCTAGAGATGAGTGGGTTATGGTAGGGGCTGATGCCTCTGGACTTGAAGCTAGAATGTTAGCTACTAGAATGATGCAGTACGACAATGGTTCATATGCTAATGTTATTTTAACGGATGATATTCATACTGTGAATCAAAAAGCTGCGGGTTTACCTAGCAGAGATCTTAGTAAAACTTTCTTTTATGGCTTGATTTATGGAGCTGGAGATGCTAAAATTGGTAAGATAATAAATCAATCAGCACACATGGGCAAGAAACTAAAGGAGTCTTACTTTAGTAAACTGCCAGCTATTAAGAAAGTGATTGATGATGTTAAGTATCAAGTATCTAAAAAAGGAACAGTTACTTTATTAGATGGTAGAGAAGTTCCTTGTCGATCAGAGCATAGTGCTTTGAATGTTCAATTGCAAGGAGATGGTGCTATTGTTATGAAACTTGCTCAAGTTTTATTGAATAGGAAGATTGCAAAACTTAATGCTAGATTTATGGCTACAGTTCATGATGAGTGGCAGTTAGAATGCGAGCCTAGTATTGCAGATACTGTTGGTCAGATGGCAGTAGATTCTATTCAAGAAGCTGGAGAAAAACTTGGATGTATGCAATTAGATGGCGAGTTCCGAGTTGGAAAAGATTGGAGTGAAACACATTGAATCAATTACCTACTACAGAATTATATATTATATTTAGTATGCAACATGCTTTATGGGCTCGTGTTAGTAATGTTCTTACAGGCACTAGATTAAATCATGTTTCTTTATGTATGAAAAATAAACAAACAGGCGATATGTATGTATTGCATAGTGATATTAACATTGGATGTCGATGGCTATCTTATAAAGTATTTAAGAAAGTAGCTACACCATTAGATGTTTACTATATGGGAGATATATTTCCACCAGAATTTATGTTTAATGATAAAAAAGATTACTATATGAACCCTTGGCTTATGACTTTGTATTGGATACTTAGACCTATGTGGATATCGATTCCCCCAAACTGTTGTACTCTTCCTGTATTATCTTGGCTAAGTTATTTTAAAAATATAGATTTTAATTCTCATAAAACTTATAGCCCTAAACATTTATGGAAAGAGTTAAATAAAAAAGGTTGTAAACTTCAACCTGCTAAAAATGTTACGGAGAACTGGAAATGCAAATCATTACTATAAGTGGACAAGCAAGAGTTGGTAAAACAACAACTGCTAAGTTTATTGCAGAAGAAGGATTTAAATTAGGATACAAGCCTATACTTCTTCCCTTTGCAGGTCCTATTAAGGATTCAGCAAAAGAAAAAGGATTATGTAAAGATAAAAACTCGGAAGAGTATAGAGATTATTGCCAACATTTAGGCAAGATTATGCGAGATGATA